GCCAGCCACAAATGCCTTTCGTATTCTTTCACCATTTCCTGTGTTAAGGTATACTCCATCCTTTTCGCCTCCTCGATTTTATTCCCCTTGATTTTAGAAAAAGAACGGAAAAATAGCAAAAAAAGTCCACAAACAGGCTCTAAACTGCGCCCCATTTGTGGACTTCATTTTTTGTATGCAACAGATTCAAATTCTCCTTTTCTGCATATTTGAGTACCCTTTGCGTACCTTTCAAAATTCAACTAAAAAAAGCCTTGAAAAATCAAGGCTTCTGCATGGAGCTGACGAGTCCCTCGTCGAACTCACCGCCCTCGATGTTTGAGAGGTCCGCTGACTTGAGTTTTCCGTCTTCGCTACTGATATTAAAGTAGATAAGAAGCCGGTCGTCATATAGGTAGACCTCTGAAACAAAGTCAGAGATGATTCTCCGACGGTAGTCCTGCTCGGACTCTCCCGGGTACGGCTCAAGGTGTTTCGTCAGCGCAAAGAGAATCTGGTCCTCTGTAAACGCAAGGCACTTGCCCTTGAGAAAACTGAGCTCGCCCAGAATGACTGCTTGCTCGTTTTCGAGTTCTTGCAGGCGCGCAGGCAAGGTCTGCGTCGCTGCTCCCGACTCGATAGCCCGCAGCACATTCGCAATAGACTTCTTATTGTCTGCCAGCTTCTTCTCGTAGAAGGCAATCTCCGAGGCGGTATCGTTTTGGCGCTCTTGCGCCGCGTGTACCTTCCTCGCGAGCTCTTCGAGAACTTCCTCTTGAAGGATATAGCGGACAGTGAAGTCGACAACAGCGCGCTCGAGGCGGTCGAGTGAGACCTGCTTCTTATCGCAAGTCTTATTCTTGCCGCGAGTGTTCCCGCAATAATAGTAGTACCACTTGTTCCCGCTCTTGCCCGTGCCGCTGACTCCCTGCATTGGCCCTTTGCAATGACCGCAGAAGAGTCTACCGGCTAAGAGGTATTCAGCCTTTGGCGACTTCGGAGCCTTGCGAGTGCGCCGGCGTTCCATTTCGGCCTGAGCAAGGTTAAAAGTGTCCTTTGATATAATCGCAGGCATGCCGCCTTCGACGACTATATCGTGATACCGGTACTCACCGATATACTTTCGGTTTTTAATAATTCGGTTGATACTGTTCTTGTTAAAGGGCTTGCCCTGAGCGGTACGCAGTCCACGGCTGTTCAGGAGTTCACAGATGGCCGCATTTGATTCACCTTTAATATACTGCTCAAAAATCGTTTGAACGGTCTGGGCTGATTCTGTGTCTATCTGGAAGTGCTTCTGCTCGTCGACCCGATAGCCGAGCGGTCTCCCGCTTCCGGTGCTCTGGCACTTCAAAGCGCTCTCGTGCATTCCCCGCTTGATTTTCTGAGCGAGCTCTGCCGAGTAGTATTCCGCGAGACCCTCCATAAGGCTCTCGAGGATAATGCCCTCGGGCCCGTCCGGTATCGCCTCAGCAGCGTAAAAGATTTGGATTCCGTTCCTCTTGAGCTCCCGCTTATAAACGGCGCTGTCGTATTTGTTCCGAGCAAAGCGGTCCGTCTTATAGACGACCACCGCTTCGAACTTCTTGCGCTTGGCGTCAGCAATGAGCCTTTGAAACTCCGGTCGCTCGTCTGTACGGCCTGAGATATGACGGTCGCAGTATGTGTCGATAACGGTAAGCCCTCGTTGCTTACAAAAGTCGGTGCAGACTCTAAGCTGCCCTTCGATACTCTGGTCGGTCTGTCTCGGGCCGGCAGAATACCGAGCATAGATTACTGTATTCATGTGACCCTCCTAAAAATTTCGTCGTTATGGTACTCCAGAAGCTCTCTACGCGGCGGAAATCGGGGGGGGGGGGTAAAACCATTCCGTCAAGAGAAGCCAGCCAGCGGGCTGTAAAAGCGTCCTGAGGGCTATCCAAAATTATCGGAGAAACATAGATTTTCATGGAAGGAGTGATAGTTATAAGGCCTCGGTCGAAGGCTTTGTCATAAAAAGTATTGAGGCAAATCCCGTTGTCGGGGCTGACCCGGTCCGCCTCGCTTCGGCATTGCGAGTACGGTTTTATATGACTTGCAACGAGCATTTGCGGCAGCGCGCAGCCGGATATAAAGCACCGGTCGTCGTAAGCCGCGAGCACCGCCTGCTTGAAGAAGTGTCGTTCCCGCGATACTCTTCCGTGATTCGTCAGAGACGAAAGCGGCTTTGCTCCTTGCAAAGGTGAAGAGTCAAAGATAGCGAGACCAGTCAAGGTCTCCGCCTCAAGACTCAGAGAGCCCCAGTCGTGTTTGAACTCCTCGTAAATCATTCGGTCCGCCTTCGCTACGTTCTTGAGCCCTGAGGAAACCTTCGGGTCTATGTACCGGAAGTTCCTCATGCGCATTACAATAGAAGCGACTGAGTGAGGAATAATCTCGGCGACCTGTTGAATGACTTTATTGCTGGGATTGATTTTCCCGAGAGGAGTAACGCAGTAAAGGGCATAGGCGATAATTATGTCCTCTCTGCTCCACGCGTTCATTGATTCTGCTCCTCGTCTAAGCGGATAGCTGTCATAAGCAGCTCCATACGTCGCTTGACGTCGAGCCCGGAGAAAATGCGCAGAAGCTCCGCTTCCTCTTTGGAGCGCTGCTGCTCTAAGTGAATCTCACCGGAGTTCTGGCCTATAACGCCGTTATTGGTCCCCACCGTTCCGACGTTTACGCTGTTATCGGTCCACCCCATCAGGTAGTCGACCGACGTTCCGAGAGCGTTCGAGAGCTTCTGCATTTTATCGGTACGAAGTGTTTTGATGTAGCCCGTTTCCCATTTGCGGACCGTGCTCGCGCCGACGCCGACCATATCGCCGAGCTCCTGCAGAGTGTACCCTTTCTCTGTTCTGAGATAATGTATTCTATCGCCTAAAGTCATTAAGACCGCCTCCCTTGAAAAAGTTTACTCTTATTATAACACGCATTTGTCTTAAAGTGAATGCTTTTGCTTAAAATTCACAAAAATTTTCCAAAAGGCTATTTACAAATCCAAAAGGACACGGTATAATAAATTTGTCCTTTGGGACAACCGGTAGTGCCTACGAGGAAAAATCTCAAGGAAAGGAGACAGTATATCGTATGGTTGAAACTCGAATGTTGAGGGCCCACATGACCCTGAAAGGCGTTACTACGAAGGACCTTGCGGACGCGCAGGGCTGGAGTATGAGCACAGCCTACCGTAAGATTACGGGCAAAGTTGCCTTCACGGTACCTGAAGTGCAGCTCTGTAAGGAGCTCCTTGATTTGGACGCTCCTACGACGAACGCAATTTTTTTTGCGGCTGATTTGTCCTAAAAGACAAAAATGCGGCCGACGCTCGCCGAAACCGCTCTTGCAAGAGAGAATCTTATGCTTGACCGACTAAGCGCTGCGGTCAATGCGTTTTACGAAAATCCACAAAATATGCAAGCCTATTTGGCTTGGAAGAAAAACAAGGAGGCAAAACAAAATGAAAATCACCGTAACAATGGAACTGACTCAGGAAAACCTGAGCAAGCTGAGAGCCCTGCTCCCTGATACCGAGATTCCCGGTCAGGTAAGTATGTTCGATTCCCCTTCGGAAAAGCCCGTCGAGCCCGCAAATGAGACCCCTAAAACCGAGGCGCCCGCTCCGAAGGATGAGGCTCCGAAGACTGAGGACAAGCCTATCACGAAGACCGATATTCGTGCCGTCGCCCTGAAGCTCTCCAAAGCCGGCAAGCAGAAAGAACTCGCTGACATCTTTGCGAAGTTCGGTTGCAAGAAGCTCTCCGACTTCGACAGCCGCACGGAAGACTATCCGGCGCTTATGAAAGAGCTGGTGAGTGTCAATGGCTAAGCACGCACTACTTTCCGCAAGCGGCGCTCACCGCTGGCTCGAGTGCACACCGAGCGCGCTGCTTGAGCTTCAATTTCCGCAGACTACGAGCGAGTACGCCGAAGAGGGTACCGCAGCTCATGAGCTCTGCGAGCTGACTGCCCGCTACTTCCTCGGCGAGGTCTCCGAGATGGACTTCGAGAATCGTCGTGACGAATTGGCGAAAGGCCCTTACTACAACGCTGAAATGCAGGAATGCGCAAATGACTACGCAAGATTTGTTGCTGAAAAGACCAAAGCTGCGCAGGAGTCCTGCGAGGACGCGTTTACCGAGCTTGAGGTAAGAGTCGACTTCTCGAAGTACGTCAAGGACGGCTTCGGCACCGGCGACTGTATCATCGTTGCTGACAAGGTCCTCGAAATCGTGGACTTTAAGTATGGCAAGGGCGTCCGCGTCGAGGCGACCGGTAACCCGCAGATGAAGCTCTACGCTCTCGGTGCGCTTCTCAAATACAACACGCTTTTCGACATCGACTCCGTTCGCATGACGATTTTCCAGCCTCGTCTCTCCGGCGTTCAGAGCTCCGACGAAATCACCGTCAAGGAGCTGCTCGAGTGGGCTGAGAAGTATGTCAAGCCTCGCGCTAAGCTGGCCTATAAGGGCGAAGGCGAGTTCGCTCCGTCCGAAGAGGTTTGCAAGTTCTGCCGGGCGAAAGCTCAGTGCAAAGCGAGAGCCGACAAGAATCTCAAGCTCTTCGACGAGGCCCCGGACGCCATGCTCCTCACACCTGAAGAGGCAGGCGCAATTCTTGAAAAGGCCGCGGATATTCAGGCATGGCTTGCAGACCTTGAAGGTCTTGTGTCTTCTACTCTGCTCAGCGGTCAGCCTGTTACCGGCTGGAAGATGGTCGAGGGCCGCAGCAATCGCAAGTTCGCGGACGAGCTAAAAGTCGTCGAGGCTATGAAGTCTGCCGGCTACGACGAGAGCCTGCTCTACGAGCGCAAGTTGATTACCCTGACTCAGATGGAGAAGGACTTCGGTAAGAAGGCCGTAGCGGAAACGCTCGGCGGGCTTATCGTCAAGCCTCAGGGCAAGCCTACTCTGGCTCCTGCGAAGGACAAGCGTCCTGAGTTCAAGCCCGAGGAACAGCTTCTCGCTGAGTTCGATAAGTAAGGAGGTCTCGTTATGACGGAAGCGGCAAGACGCAGAACGCGGGCGAGAATCCGCCTTATCAAAATCCAGTGGCTCCTCATTCTGGCGCTCGTTGTCGCCTTGATTCTCTCGTTCGTTACGAGACCGAGCGCTTCCGTTCCTGATGAGCCTGAGACTTCACCCGTCCGGGTAGAAGCTCCTGAGCCGATTACCGAGACCACCGCGCCGGAGCCTGAGCTTATCGAGCTCGGCGAGTTCAGGACTACCGCCTATTGCACTTGCGTTAAGTGCTGCGGTATCTGGAGCGCGGAACACCCTTCTCGGGTCGGTACCGATTACGTGCAGCGAACAAAGAGCGGCACGATTCCGACCGCGGACCGCACGGTCTCGGTCGACCCCGATGTGATACCCCTCGGAACGGTCCTCATTATCGACGGCCACGAGTACATAGCCGAAGATACGGGAAGCGCCGTTAAGGGAAACGTTATCGACATCTATTTTGACTCACATGAGCTCGCCGTCGAGTACGGCGTTCAGATGAAAACTATTTATATTAAAGGAGATTGATACTATGTCTACTCAAATCACTACTGGTAAGGTCCGTTTTTCCTACTGCAACCTCTTCACCCCTCGCGCCGTTCAGGAAGGCGCTACGCCGAAGTACAGCGTTACCCTCCTGATTCCGAAGAGCGACAAGGCCACCATGCAGAAAATCAAGGCTGCTATGGACGAGGCTAAGCAGAAGTTCATGGCAAGCAACAGCGGCAAGAAGCTGCCTACCAACCTCAAGAGCACGCTGCACGACGGCGACGGCGAGCGCCCGAATGGCGGTGAGTTCGGCGAAGAGTGCAAGGGCTGCTACGTTATCACCGTCAGCTCCAACAACAAGCCCGTTCTCGTCCACGCGGACAAGACCCCGCTGACTGACCCTCAGGAGCTCTACTCCGGTTGCTACGGCCGCGCAATCATCAACTTCTACGTGTATGACACGCAGGGCAACAAGGGTATCTCTGCTGGCCTCAACGGTATCATGAAGCTCTACGACGGCGAGCCTCTGGGCGGCGGCGTTGTTACGGATTCCGATTGGGACGACGGCTGGGAAGACGAGGACGACAACGACGACCTCCTCGGTTAAGCGTATGCTCCGGCGCGTTCGTCTCGGATTTGCTGAGGCGAACGCCGCCCGGAGGAAGGAGGCAATATGAGAACATTAGCAATCGATATAGAGACCTACAGCTCGGTCTCTCTGCAAAAGTGCGGCGTCTACGCCTACGCCCAGAGCCCGGATTTTGAGATTCTCCTCTTTGGTTACGCTTGGGACGACGGCCCGGTCGAGGTTATCGACCTCGCAAGAGGCGAGAGCCTGCCTGAGGAGCTCCAGAATGCTCTGTATGACCCCGAAATCCTGAAGACAGCATTCAATGCGTCTTTTGAACGGACTTGCCTGAGCGCGTTTATGGGCCGCGTGACACCACCCGAGCAATGGAGCTGCACCGCAGTCATGGCCCGAGAGCTGGGCCTGCCCGGTAGCTTGGAGGCTGTCGGCGAAGTCATCGGGCTTCCTGAAGACAAGCAGAAGTCTAAGACCGGTCGGGCGCTTATCCGTTACTTCTCGATACCTTGTAAGCCTACGAAGACGAACGGCAACCGGACCCGCAACCTTCCTGAGCATGACCCTGACCGTTGGGCTATCTACGTTGAGTACAACCGTCAGGACGTCGTCTCGGAGCGGGCTATCCGGCAGAAGCTCTCTCGCTTCCCGGTGTATGAGAAGGAACAGCCCCTCTGGATTCACGACCAGCATATCAACGACCGCGGCGTCGGCGTGGACCTTAACCTCGCGGAGCATGCGGTCGAGATTGACGCCGTTATCAAGGCAAGACTTCTTGAGCAGGCTAAGGAGCTCACAGGCCTCGAAAACCCGAAGAGTACCGCGCAGCTCAAGAGCTGGATTGAGGACACCGCGGGTATCGAGGTCGAGAGCCTCAACAAGAAGAGTATCGCCGGCGTAAGAGCCGACGCTGACTGCGACGCAGTAGACCGTATGCTCGACATCAGAGCGGGTCTTGCGAAGACTTCGACTGAAAAATACAACGCTATGCTCCGAACGGCTTGTCCGGACGGACGCATTCGAGGTTTGACTCAGTTCTACGGCGCGGCGCGTACCGGTCGATGGGCCGGCCGTCTCGTGCAAATGCAGAACTTGCCGCAGAACAAAATGCCGGACCGCGACCTCGATACCGCAAGACAGCTTGTCGAGGCCGGAGACCTTGAGACCCTTGAAATGCTCTTCGACGACATTTCCGGGACCCTCTCGCAGCTTATCCGCACGGCCTTTATCCCGAGACCCGGTTACCGCTTCATCGTGTCTGACTTCTCCGCTATCGAGGCTCGCGTTATCGCGTGGCTTGCAAGCGAAGAGTGGCGCATGGAGGTTTTCAAGACCCACGGCAAAATCTACGAGGCTTCCGCCGAGCAGATGTTTCACCTTCCGAAGGGCTCCGTCAAGAAGGGTGACCCTATGCGGCAGAAAGGAAAAATCGCTGAGCTCGCGCTCGGCTATGGCGGCAGCGTCGGCGCTCTGAAATCTATGGGCGCTCTCGAGATGGGGCTTGAAGAGTCTGAGCTAAAACCGCTCGTCAATAGCTGGCGTGCTGCAAATCCTGCTATCACTAAATTGTGGTGGGACACGGACGCCGCGGCGCGAAGGACCATTCAGACGAAGGCGCCTACTAAGCTGCCTTTCGGTATGGGCTTCTACAAGCAAGGACCTCTCCTCAAGCTGAGACTTCCGAACGGCCGCGAGCTGAGTTACGTAAAGCCCAGAATCGACGACGACAGTATCACCTATGAGGGCACAATTCAGTCCTCGGGTGGCTGGGGCCGTATCGAGTCTTACGGTCCGAAACTCGTGGAGAACATCGTTCAGGCTACGGCCCGGGACTGCCTTGCGGTCGCTATTGACCGCTTGGAGCGCGCCGGTTTTCCGGTCGTGTTTCATGTTCACGACGAAGTTATCTGCGAGGTACCTATCGGCGTAAGCTCTGCCGAGGAAATCAGCAAAATCATGTCGGAGCCCATCGAGTGGGCGACCGGCTTACCGCTCAAGGCTGACGCCTATGAGTGCGAATACTATAGAAAGGACTAACCGCTATGAAGATAGACGTATTTAATAAGGTCGTCAAAGAGCAACTTCTTGTCTGCGAGCACCTGCTTACCGGCAAGGGCCATGAGTATGCCCCTGACGCCGTAGACGAGAGCAACATCGACCGCCTCGCGCACTTCAAAAAGGCCGCCGCGATTATCGACGGCACTCCGAAAGAAGCACTGCTCGGTATGCTGACAAAGCACCTCGTCTCTATCTCGGATATGTGCACCGACGGCCGCAGCTATTCTCTTGACCGCTGGACTGAGAAAATCACGGACAGTATTAACTACCTGCTCCTGCTCAAGGCTCTGGTCGAAGAGGAGGCGAACGGCAATGGATAAAATCAAAGTCGCGGTCCTCAATCCGACTGCAATCAGCGAGGCCGAGAAGATGATGGTCTGCGCCGCGCGCTTGACGCAGCGCGGACATACGGTCAAAGACCTCTCCGACTTTCTCGCTCTCTATGATAAAGAGTACACCGAGAAAACGGCTAAGGTTATGACCCAGCTTCCGCACCCCACGATTCAGAAGTTTGCGGTCATCAACGCCGTAATTGTCGGAGCGTCAAGGAGATTCCTCGCTCAGATTACGAGGCACCAGAACGAGGTCAAGTTTATGTCTGCGTCGCTGCAGTACAGCGACTACTCGAACGAGGCCGACTTCGTTGTCCCTTATGAGCTGCTTGACAGTCAAATGCGTTTCTCCTACCTCTCCCAGTGTCAGGACGCTATGCGGAAGTACAAGCTCCTCGTCGAGTACGGCGTGGATAATGACTCCGCCGGCTATCTGGCGCCGCAGGGCCTGAGAAACGTTCTAATTATCAGCGCGACGCCTTATCAGTGGAAGCACATGATAAGCCAGAGAACTTGTCGGCGCAATACCGCCGAGACCCGTTACGTTATGCTCCGCCTTTGGGAAGAGCTTTACGAATTGGCTCCGGCTCTCTTCTCTCCTGAGACGACCGGCCCCTTCTGCATGAAGGGCAAGTGCCTTGAAGGCAAAATGGCTTGCGGTGCTCCGCTGGCGTCCGACCTTACGCCGCACGATATTCTCGAGCGGGATTTTCCGCTCTGTATGGAGGTGCGAGATGAAAATTAAGCTGATTGACTTCAACGGTCCCGCTCCTGTACGAGCGCATGACAACGACGCCGGCGCGGACGTGTTCAGCCCCAGAGACCAGACCATCTACCCGGGGCAGGTCTACAAGCTGCCTCTCGGCTTCGGTCTGGAACTGCCTGACGGCTACGTAGGGTACATATTCCCTCGCAGCAGCCTGAGCGCTCGCGGTATCGTGTGCGAGCTTCCGCCCATCGACTCCGGCTATCGTGGAGAGGTCCACGCCATCGTCTCGAATGTCGGGGGCGACGGCTACGACATCAAGAAGGGCGACCGTATCGGCCAGCTCGTGATTATGCCGGTCGTTATCCCTGAGTTCACCTATGATGAGGGCGCTGCCCGAGGGTCTGGGGCCTTCGGCAGCAGCGGAAGATAATCGTGCGGGTAAAAAAGGCAGGCGGTAAAGTTTACGGCGCTGACTTTACCACCGCCGAGCGCAAAGCTATGAATCTCGAAATCCAGAGACAGCTTGCAGAGTACAGCCGTAAACACGCAAACGAAATCGACGCCATTATACTTTGGCAGTTACACGCACAATACGGCTTCGGCGAAAAACGCCTGAGACGGTTTTACGACCGTTTCAAGGCCGAGTATTTCGACCTCATTAAAAGGTATGAAATGGACGAGGACGACAATATCTGGCTCAACACCTACAAGCTGAAGGAAATCGGCGTCGACATCGAATCTTGGAATCGGGACGGTGAGACTGAATGAGAATAGACAAAGACAACTACTATCTGAATATCGCAAAAGCCGTCGCGGCCCGTTCTACCTGCCTTCGCAGGCAGTATGGGGCCGTGATTGTCGCAGACGACGAAATCATCGCGACCGGCTACAACGGCGCGCCCAGAGGCGAGGTCAACTGCTGCGACGTCGGGAAGTGCTATTGCCGAGAGCATTCCACTCCTATCGACGAGCATGCGGCCCGCCACGGGGACCAGTACGGGACCTGCGTCGCCGTTCACGCCGAGCAGAATGCGATTATCAGTGCGCCGAGGCGGTCCATGCGGGGTGCTACCCTTTACCTTGCATGCCTCGATGAAACCATTGACCCCGCTCCGTGTAATATCTGCGACCGCATGATTAAGAACGCGGGTATCACGAGAGTAGTAACGAGAGCCGGTACCTTTTAATGCCGACTCTTCAATACGACGGCTTGATAACGATTGCGACGGGTAGCTCGCGGCGTTCAGCAAGCTGGAAAACTAAAGAAATGCTCTGGTCTGAGTTCGTTGATAAGCTCGGCCGTGTGACCCGGACGCAGGAGACCCAGCAAGAGTACTTCCGTATGCCGAAGGAAGAGCGTGACAACGCGAAAGACGTCGGCGGCTTTGTCGGCGGTACCTTAAAGGGCGGCCGCCGTAAAATCGACGCCGTTTTACAGCGTCGGCTTATCACCCTCGACATGGACTCTATCACGGCCGGCGAAGACCCGTGGCCTACGGTCGTGCTGATTCTGGGCTGCGCTGCGGTGCTCTACAGCACACACAGCCATACGGCGAAAGCTCCGAGGCTTCGTCTTGTGCTCCCTCTCTCGAGACCCGTGTCTCCTGAGGAGTACGAGGCTATCGCCCGCAGGATTGCAGGTGACATCGGTATTGACATGTGCGACGATACCACCTATGAGCCCCATCGACTCATGTACTGGGCGAGCGCGTCCTCTGACGGCGAGTTCCGATACGAAGTGCAGGACGGCCCGTGGCTGGATGCTGACGAGCAGCTCGCGAGGTACGCGGACTGGAAAGACCCGACTCAGTGGCCTGTATCAAGCAGGAAGTCCGGCACGATTCGGCGTCTCGCTGACAAGCAGGGAGACCCGACCGCGAAAGACGGTATCGTTGGTGCATTTTGCCGTACGTACTCCGTTGAGGACGCAATCGAGGCCTTCCTGCCTGACGTCTACATCAAGGGCGAAAACGGTCGCTATACCTACAAGGGCGGCTCGACCTCCGGTGGTCTCGTTATTTATGAGGATGGTCGCTTTGCGTACAGCCATCACAGCACAGACCCAACTTGCGGTAAGCTCTGCAACGCATTTGACCTCGTCCGCATTCACATGTTCGGTAAGGACGACGAAGGGAAACCCGCGAACACCGCGGCGAACAACCTTCCTTCCTATAAGAATATGTGTAAGTGGATTGAGACCAACTGCGAGAGCGTTATGAAGGAGCTGCAAAGCAAGCAGCTCGACTACATCGTCCAGCTCTTCGGCGAGGGCGACGAGGCCCCAGATATGAACTGGGTCTCTCAGCTTGAGGTAAACCCGAAGACTGGACACGCGGCGACCACGGTCGAGAATATCCGTATCATCGTGAAGAACGACCCTCGATTTAAGGGTACCTTCTACTGGGACGAGTTCATGGAGCGGCCTATGGTCTGCGGGGACCTTCCTTGGAGAAAAGCTGACGCAAAGCCTCGCTCGTGGGATGACACCGACGACGCCGGCGTTCACAACGTCCTTGAGAAGGACTACAAAATCGACTCCATGCCGAAGACCCGGGAAGGCGTTGACCTTGCGCTCGCCGACATCACGAGGCACCCGGTACGCGAGTACCTGCGGGGCCTTATCTGGGACGGCGAGAAACGCTGCGAGACGCTCTTCATTGATTACCTCGGTGCCGAGGACTCCCGGTACACGCGGACGGTAACCCGCAAGGCGCTTATCGGCGCGGCTGCGAGAATCTTGTCCCCCGGCTGCAAGCACGACCACATGCTCGTGCTTATCGGTCCTCAGGGCTGCCGCAAGAGCACGACCTTGAAGAAGCTCGGTAAAGAGTGGTTTTCGGACTCGCTCTATACCATGTCCGGCAAGGACGCCTACGAGCAGCTTCAAGGCTTTTGGATTATCGAGCTCTCTGAAATGGCTGCGACCCGTAAGGCTGAGGTCGAGCAGATTAAGCAGTTCGTCTCCAAACAAGAGGACAACTACCGCGCGGCATACGCTCGCCGCACGCAATGCCACCCGAGACAATGCGCCTTCTTCGGCACCACGAATGACGAGGAGTTCCTGCGTGACCCTACCGGCGCCCGCCGTTTCTGGCCGGTCGTCGTTACCGACGCGGGTAAAACTCTTGGGGACAAGCTGACCGCTTCTATCGTGGACCAGATATGGGCCGAGGCCGTGACCTACTACGAGGCCGGTGAGACTTGGTACCTTGACGGCGCGGTCGAAGAGATGGCCCGTAAGGTGCAGGCCGACCACACCGAGGCGAACGGCAAGCTCGGTCTTATCGAGAACTTCCTTGAAGTCCTGCTGCCTGAGGGCTGGGACGACTGGGACCTCGAAAAGCGTCTCATGTTCTGGAGCGGCGGCTTCGGCGAGGAGCGTAACGGTACCGTACCGAGAACGAAGGTCTGCGCGCTTGAGGTCTGGCAGGAGCTTTTCAAGGGCGACCCGAAGAGCTATTCGCAGACGCAGGCTCGCGAGATTATCGGGCTCCTGCGCATGATTCCGGGCTGGCGGTTGTCCACCTCCGTCAACTGCGGAGCAATTTACGGCAGGCAGAGGGGCTTCGTGAAAGAGGTCTGAGGTAGCAAAGGTAGCACTTGAAAGGCCAACTTTTTTCGTTAGAGGGTAGGTCGTACAAGCGCGCTTGCAACAAAGGTAGCACTTTGCGAACTACTTGCAACAAAGTGCTACCTACTCTGCTACCTCGAAAAAGCCTTATATATCAATGCTTTTGGCTACTTGGTAGTACTGGTAGTCGAAAAATCTTAAAAACATTTTTTGAAAAAGTAAAGGGACACTCGACACAATTCCGTCGCCCCCTCGCATTACATGTATATATAGGGAATCTTTGTTACACGCGCTACTCGACTACCTGAAGGAGGGATTTTATGTATGAAAGCACTTTTGAGCGAAAGCTCTGTGAGTATATCAAGTCCCTCGGCGGTAAAGCGTATAAGTGGGTGTCCCCGGGAGCTCCGGGGGTGCCTGACCGAATCGCGATATTGCCGGGGGGACGAATAATTTTTATAGAGGTCAAGCGGCCGGGGCTGAGTGACGGTTTGAGTATCAGGCAGAAAAAGGTCATCGCGACATTAGAGGGGCTCGGCTGCACCGTTTGGCGTATCTCCGATATGGAGGATTTGAAAGCGAGGCTAAGGGCTGATGGAGTATAAACCTTACTATTATCAGGACTTCGCGGAGAAGTTCATTCTCGATAACCCCGAGGCGGGGCTCTTACTGGATATGGGTATGGGGAAAACGGTAACGAGCCTGAGCGCGGCGGACAAGCTCCTGAACGATTACTTTGCCGTGAGCAAGGTCCTTGTTATTGCTCCGCTGAAACCGGCAAAAGAGACGTGGCCGCCTGAGGTCAAGAAGTGGGACCACCTGAAACACCTGAAGCTCTCGCTGATTCTTGGGTCGAAGGCTGAGCGTATCGCGGCTTGCGAGCGGGAGGCGGATATTTATATCGTCAACCGCGAGAATGTCGTCTGGCTTGTGGACTACTTCAAAAGCAAGTGGCCTTTCGATATGGTTATCATCGATGAGCTGTCGAGCTTCAAGTCCAGTAAGGCGCAGCGCTTCCGGGCCTTGAAAAAGGTACGGAAGTATATCAAGCGGATAGTCGGCCTTACCGGCACGCCGTCGCCGAACGGACTGCTTGACCTCTGGCCGGAGATGTACCTGCTTGACGAGGGTAAGGCTCTCGGCAAAACCCTGACGGGGTACCGCGATACTTACTTCGTCCCAGATAGGCGGAACGCCACGACCATTTTCTCATGGAAACCGAAAGACGGCGCGGAGGACCTTATCTATGAGAAAATCGGTAAGCTCTGTATCAGTATGAACGCGGCGGACTACTTACAGCTACCGGACCGGCTTTTTCTCCGTCGTGAGTTTGAGCTTACCCCGGAGGCGATGGAGCTTTATAAGACTCTTGAGCGTGACACTCTTCTTCCGTTTGCCGACGGCGACATCGACGCGCCGACCGCTGCGGTCCTGACGAATAAACTCTTGCAGGCTGCGGGAGGCGCGGCGTATGACGAGAACGGTAACGTTAGGGTCCTGCACGACTGCAAGCTCGAGGCGTTAGACCAGCTTATCGAAGAAGCGAACGGTCAACCCGTTCTGGTGTTCTACGCCTTTCGGCATGAGCGCGACAGAATTATGGAGCGGTACCCGGAAGCGGTAGACATTAAAGACGACGGCGCGGTCGTTCGCTGGAACGAGGGCAAGATTCCGATTATGCTCGCCCACCCTGCGAGCGCGGGTCATGGTTTGAACTTACAAGCAGGAGGTCATATCGCGATATGGTACGGGCTTCCTACCAGTCTTGAGCTTTACCAGCAGGCAAACAAGCGCTTGCACCGTCCGGGACAAAAGAAAACGGTCCTGATTCACCATATCCTGATGAAGGACACCTATGACTACCGTGTCTTAGACGACATACTCGCGCCGAAGGAGGTAAGGCAGAACGCTTGCCTCGAGGCTTTGAAAGCCAGAATCAAGGAGGTATCAAAATGACAATACAGGAAGCGAAGGACTTCCTCAACAGAGGATATAGGTCCAGAGAAAGAATAAAGGTTAAGGAGGAACGTATCGACGAGTGGACTCGCAGAGCTGAGTCTATCACGTCCGAGATTAAGCCGGTCGCCTCGTTCTCTTCTACCCCATCGAAGAAGGTCGAGGACGCAGCTTGCGCTATCGTTGACTTGCAGTCGGAAATCAAAGCGGAAATCTACGAGCTTGCAGCCATCGAGCTGGAAATCGGGAGAGCTATCAATCAGGCAGTTACCGACCCGACCCTTAATGCTCTGTTAGAGATGAGGTATCTTAAGTATCTCAAGTGGGAGGAAATTGCAGTGCGGCTTGACATCACTTTCCGCTGGACGATGACTCTTCATAAAAAAGCTCTCACAATTTTTACCGAAAGCGCGTTAATTCACGCCGAACATGCGTTATAATATAAAGTGGAAAAGTCGGATGAAGAGTCCGGCTTTTTCTGCGTTATCGGGACTTCCGGTATCGCGGGCGGAGCACTGCGCGGGCCTCCGGTGCAGTGCTCCGTCTATTATTATGAATGGAGGTTAGCAACAACTAACGAGGGAGGGACGAACGTGGCTAAGCTGACCGATAAGCAACGGAAAAAGATTATAGCTGAATCGGTGAACGGCTCGAGCATTCGGGCATTGGCCGCGAAATACGGCGTCTCTACGACTACGATTCAGCGCGTTTTGAAAAGCGACACAACGCTAACGCAAAAGGTCGCACAAAAAAGGGCTGAGAATACGGCAAGCATTCTGGCCTTTATGGATTCTAAGAAAAATGACGTTTGCGGACTGATTGACAAGCTGCTTGCGGCAATGGGAGACGAAGATAAGCTCGCCGCCGCGACAGTCAATCAGCTTGCTACCGCTATGGGTATCGTCATTGACAAATATACAGCTAACGAGGCGGTTAAGTCGTCTGACGCGAAGGAGACCAACTTCTTCGAGGCGATTCGCACTGCTGGAAAGGAGGTTGACCTGAGTGCAATACCAGAGCTTCAGTCCTCGGCAGAATGCGACCCTCTTCTGGTGGACGAAACCGGAACATCAGAATAGAGACGGACTTATCTGCGACGGGTCAATCCGTTCCGGCAAGACGGTCTCAATGGCTATCGGCTTTATCATGTGGAGCATGGCGAGTTTCAATAAACAGAACTTCGCTATCTGCGGCCGCACGATTGAAGCGCTCCGGCGTAACGTTATTGTACATATTCCCACATGGCTCGAGGGTATGTTCGAGGTTACTGAGCGCCGCAGCGAGAATAAAATGGTCGTCACTATCGGCAATCGCTCTAATACCTACTACCTCTTCGGAGGGCGGGACGAATCCAGCTACACCCTTATTCAGGGCATTACTCTGGCCGGAGTCCTCTTCGACGAGGTCGCGCTTATGCCCCGCTCTTTCGTAGAGCAGGCTATGGCACGTTGTTCGGTCTCCGGGTCAAAGTTCTGGTTTAACTGCAACCCCGAGTCGCCGGGCCACTGGTTTTATAAAGAGTGGATTCGTAAAGCGGCGGAGCGCAATATGCTCTACTTGCATTTTACGATGGACGACAACCTCAGCCTTGACGAGAAAATCAAAGCCCGATACGAGGGCATGTACTCCGGCGTGTTCTACGACCGGTATATCCGCGGTCTCTGGACCGTCGCGGAGGGCTTGATATATACAATGTTTAATAAGGACTATCATGTAGTCCCTTCCGTGCCTCGTGATTACGAGGAATACCTTATCTCTTGCGACTACGGTACCTTAAACCCGACTTCGGCCGGGCTCTGGGGGCTCTGCGAGGGAAAATGGTATCGCGTCCGAGAGTACTACTACGACGGGCGCAAGGAACGGTATCAGCGAACGGACGAGGAGCACTACGCGGCTATCGAAGAGCTTGCGGGAGACCTCTCGATTCGGAAAATCATCGTTGACCCGTCCGCCGCCTCGTTTATCGAGGTCATACGCCGGCATGACCGCTTCATGGTCGAGCAGGCAAGCAACCGAGTCCTTGACGGTATTCGCGATGTTGCTACCCGGCTGAACGCCGGCGACATCTTCTTTTGCGACTGCTGCACGGACTGCATAAGAGAGTTCGGTTTATATCGGTGGGACGAAAAGGCCGCCGAAGACCGGCCGCTAAAAACCGACGACCACGCCATGGACGATACGAGATATTTCGTCCGCGCTGCGTTCCAGCCGTCGAGATTCAGTTTTTAAGGAGGTGCGATAAATGCCCTTATTCAAGAAGCCTATCGAGCAGGAGTTTTTCAATTTGCGCCTCCGCGCCGGCAGGCCTATGACCGAGCTTGAGTTCTACGCGAAAGAGCTTACCGAATGGGAGACCTCGCCCGAGCGGCGCGAGATGATTGACGGCGACCGGTATTATACCGGGGACCATGACATTCTCAAACGCCAGCGCACGGCTATCGGCCCCGACGGTAAGCTGATTGTGATTGAGAATCTCCCGAACAACCGTATTGTGGATAACCAGTATGCGAAACACGTTGACCAGAAGGCAAATTACCTTCTCGGTCAGCCTATTTCCTTTTCCTGCGAAAATGACGACTACGCAGCCGAGGTCAAGAAAGTACTCGGCATGCGGTTTATGCGTACACTCAAGAGCGCGGGAGTCGAGTGTCTCAACGCCGGTATCTCGTGGCTTTATCCCTACTACAATAAAAACGGCGAGCTCGCGTTCCGGGTATTTCCCGGCTATGAGATTATGCCGTTCTGGGCGGACGCGGCTCATACCGAGCTTGACTCCGCTCTTCGCCTTTACCCGGTAGAGGTCTATTACGGTACCGAGAAGAAAATCGTTAAGAAGGTCGACCTCTTCACGCTGGAAGGCGTTACGACCTACATCTTCGAGAACGGCGTACTCACTCCGGACACCGAAAAGCAGGCATATGTTAAGGTGAAAGACAGCAAGGGCAATGAGCAGCCCCTGAACTGGGAGCGCTTCCCCCTTATCCCTATCAAGTACAACCCGAAGGAAGTCCCTCTCATTCGCCGCGGCCGCTCTTTGCAGGATGCTATCAACCTCCTGCAGTCCGACTTCGTGAACAACATGGAGGAAGACGTCCGCAATACCGTTCTTGTCCTCAAGAACTATGACGGACAGGACCTCGGGGAGTTCCGGCGTAACCTGACGACCTACGGAGCTATCAAGGTCCGCACGGTCGAGGGTACTGACGGCGGCGTGGACAGCCTTGAAATCTCGGT